AAATGAAATTGAGGAAACAGGCTTAGCGTTAAGTTCATTCAACGATGCTTAGCAATAGCGGTAATAGCCGTAAGCATTGTTGTTGCTTCACCTGCAATTGCACAGAGTCCAAAAATTGATATCACGACTCCGTACCAAGCAAAGGCACATGCCAAAATACAGATGCATTCATACGGCTGGAAAGCCGCCGCTGAATGGTCATGCCTTGATGCGCTTTGGACGAAGGAATCAAATTGGAGACCAGCCGCCAAGAACAAAACCGCTGTAATCCAGACCAGAGGCGGTAAGAGGGTCAAACTGTATGCGGGTGGTATACCTCAAATTCTTGGTCTAAATCCGTCTATCGGCGTTCCAGCCCAAATCCAAAGGGGGTTCATCTATATCAAAAGTCGCTATGGGTCACCATGCGCCGCTATGCGCTGGTGGAGCCGCCACAATTGGTACTAAAAAGTTATAAACCCGTTATAAAAGAAATGCCGAATCTACCCACAAACGGGTCAAATCAATATATGGTTGTACCTATCAGCATACGGGCTGGTACTAACAAGGAGGCAAAAATGGCACAAATCGAAATCACATGGAAAGCATTTGGTAACAAGCCAGAGCGCAATCGTTTCATTTCATCAGTAACATTCGAAACCGAATTCGATATCACAGATGCGAATCGCAACGAATTCTTTAATGTTGTTTATAGCAATACAAATTGTTACAGCGGAAATCTTTGGAAGGTTATCGAACCACTACTTTCACCAACTCGCACACACACTTCACTTTCAATCGGTGATGAAATCAAGGTTGATGGAATTGCTTACATCATCTCAGATTGCGGATTCATTAAAATTGAAGATGCGGAAATCAAGATGTTCGGCGATGCAATCTTCTCGGTAACAGAGAAGGTAGGTGCTTAATATGGCAAGTAATGTAGTCAAAAAACTCCAAATTGAATTAGACGGACATAGTTTTGCAGACCTTGCTGGCATGATTGAAGAAAAAGTTATTGAAAAGATTCAAGAACTTATTGAAACTGAGTGTTCACAACTACAAAATATGGGAGAAGATGGCAATACAGAACTCTCACTAGAAGATACTGATGTTTCAATAACAGGTGACGGCGTAGAAGCCAACATTTACTTTAATCGCGAGTCAGGCAAATTTGCGGCAACAAGTGATGTGGAAGATGAAGTCATACGCCTTTTACAAAATCAAGAAATTCAAGTGTCCTTCAACTTCTCTCTTGTGATTTAGGAAGGTAGGTGCATAATGAGCGATACAACTTACAACGGCTGGAAAAATAAAGACACATGGAATGTGTCAATGTGGCTTAACAATGATGAATTACTTTATCGCAAGGCGGTAGGATTTATGCAAGACAATCCTGATAAGGACAATCCTTACATTGGCTTTATTCTAGGTATGTACATGACCAATATGGTCACCCCTGATGCTGTTGAATACATGTCAGACAAATTGGACTATCCTGCGCTTAACGACATGATGCGGGAATTGGTAGAATAAGTTTGCCGTGAGCCGTAATCTCGCGGCAAAAGTTAGGCGTCACACTACCTAACTGATGGAAGGTTGGGGAACTTCCCATCATTGCAAGACCCGCCAATGATTTGCCTCTTGGCGGGTTTTGCTTTGTCTGCGGTATCCTTACAACATGACCACAATCGCCGCCATTCAAGGAGACGGCTGGGCTGTTATCGCAGGTGATTCACAGTCCTCGGATGGTGATGGGTTCGCTATCAATATTCCGACAGGCAAAATCTTTAGGAACAATGAACTAATTATTGCTGGTGCTGGTCAGGTTCGCGGCATCAATCTATTAGAGCATGGATGGGATGCACCAGCGGTCAAGTTAAAGAACATAGATAAATATGTGACCAGCATTTTAGTGCCGTCCATCCGCAAGTGCTTTAACATGGCGGATTATGAATACAAACGAGATGGCGAGTCAGTAGAAAATGACAATATCTTTATCGTCTGCATCCAACATCAAATCTATAGAATTGAATCCGACTATTCTTGGGAACGAAGCGCAGAAAATATCTATGTCGCTGGGTCAGGGGAACGATTTGCTCTTGGTGCATTGGAAGCCTTAAATGCTGGTAATGTAGAGACCGTGACTCAGGCTAAGAATTATCTACGCAAAGCCATAAAAATTGCATCCAAATATGATGCGTACTCAGGTGGAGATATCAAGTTTGTAGTATCCACATGAAGCAAGACATTGTGGATAAAGTCTTAGCAAGGGCAGGTAATTATTGCGAAGCCTGTGGATTATCTTGTGGAGACTTTGCGCTTCATCATAGAAAATTAAAGTCGCAGGGCGGTAAAGATGAAGTATGCAACCTGATAGCGGTGCATCATAAATGCCATAACCTAGGAACATACTCTATCCACATGCGCCCTAAGGTGGCAATAGAACGAGGGCAGATTTGTCCAAGTTGGGCGAGTCCTTCCAAGTTTCCTCTTACACTTTCGGATGATAGTAAGGTATTGTTGGACAACGAAGGCTCATACATATACATGAAAGAAGGCTCAGATGGCGAAGATAGAGGTAGTAGGTAATGCAGGTGGAGACGCTGAACTAAAATATATTAAAGGAAGCAAGGGCGATTTTGCTATTGCTAATCTTTCATTGGCTGAATCACCAAGAGAGTTTAAGAATGGTGAATGGGTTACAGGGGAAACAGTTTGGTGGAAAGTAAGTGCGACTGGCGAACTTGCAGAATGGTTGGCAGATACACCACTTAAAGGCATTAAGTTAATTGTTCAAGGTGAGTTAAAAGCATTTGAATTCACAGGACGAGACGGCAACTTAAAACAAGGATTTGAGATTCGCGCCAAGATGATTGGTGTTGTAGGCACATTAAAGCGCAAGTCTCAGCCTGAAAAACAAACACAGGGAGACGAATGGCCATTTTAATCTCATCGGAAGAAGTATGTGAGTTGTTAGGTATTAAAGCCAACAACTTACATCAGATAGAACACCGCAAACAATTAAAGTGGGCGGAAAAGAAGGGCAAGCGGGTGTATTACAACCGCGAAGAAGTTGAAGCGTTAAAAGCAAAGCGAGATGCCAAAGGCAAATGAAATGCGCTTTATGCCGCAGGGCAACTAAACGCTCACTATGTCCTTCGTGCTGGGAACACTCATTGGATAGGATTAAATCTTTTCCGTCAAAGTACAACCAACTTGAAGATGAGATGCTTCCTACACAGGGATATGGTGAGCGTGTGGGCGGTTCTAAGACACCGCCAATACCAGTTAGGGTGGAAACCTTACACTTGCGTACTGGCGGTATCAGCAAACCTTTATTTGCGCATGAAGCAAAGATTAGAATTGAACAACAACACACCCGTATTACTTTTAGAGGTGAAGAATATAATCGCATTACAGTAACCTGCAAATACTTAACTGCACAAGCGGAATGGATTTTTTCTACTTACCAAGATGTTGCACAACTCGCCGCAGATGTTGATTCCATAAACAAGCAAATCAACACAGTTTTAGGATATCGTAGTGACCTAATGACGATAGGCACTTGCCCATCAGTAGACGAAAAGGGGGAAACCTGTGGCAATAAGTTACAAGTCAATCCCACCACGCTCACAAGTTTTGGCGATATTAAATGCCGAGCGTGTGGCACTATTTGGTCTAGTGAAAAATGGCGATTGCTAGGGCGTGTACTAAGTGCTAACTCTGCTAGAAGCGACCAAGATATTTAAGGTCTCGGTTCCAACCATGTACCGCTGGATAAAGTCGTACAACATCCCGTACAAGGTTATAGGTGGCAAGAAATACTACGACATAGACACTTTACAAAATGCTTACGAAAAGCGACACAGTAAGAATAAGATGTGATAATGTACGCAGTATATTGGAATTCGTCTAGCCCGTTTAGGCTTGAATTATGCAAATAGTTCTACATGAACTCACAGTCGAAGATATAGATGAAGCGTTGGAATACCTGCGCTTATCTTTACAAGACTATTACGGGCATAGATTGACTCATCAGCAACGAGAGTTTTACCTTTCAAGCGTTGATGATTTGTTAGATGCTAGGCTTACGCTTGCTGGGGGGCAAAGTGGAAATCAAATCCGTACCGATTAGTGGTCTTGCGTATGACCCTAACAATGCGCGTAAGCACTCGCCACAAAACTTAAAAGCAATTGCGTCATCATTGGAAAAGTTTGGACAACGCAAGCCTATTGTTGTTCATAATGGCGTAATCATTGCAGGTAATGGAACTATTGAAGCCGCTAAATCTTTGGGCTGGACGGAAATCACAATAACTGAAGTTCCTAGTGACTGGGATATTGCTACCGCTAAGGCATTTGCTATTGCAGACAATCGCACCGCTGAATTAGCCGAGTGGGATACGCCTGTTCTTGTCTCTCAATTACTAGAGATGGAAGATGAAGGCTGGGACTTAAAAGATTTTGGCTTTGATGATGGCATTATGGATTCGCTACAAAAAGAAATTAACAACTCAGCAGGACTGCAACAAGAGTATTCAAACAAAATGAATATCCCGCAGTATGAAATTGTTGGAGAAGAACCACCCCTCACGGAGTTATACAACGCATCAAAGGCTGATAACTTAAAGCAACAAATTGACGAAGCGCATTTACCAAGCGACATAAAAGAATTTCTATTGATAGCCGCTAACCGCCATGTTCAATTTGATTACAGACAGATTGCTGAATTCTATCCGCACCAGTCTCCTGAAATCCAAAGGCTAATGGAAGAATCCGCGTTGGTTATCATTGATGCTGACGATGCCATTCGCAATGGATACGCAAACTTTTTAACAACCATTACCGACCTTGAAGCGTTGGATGGTAATGACTAGAAAGTTTGCCATCTTTATTTTAACTCATGGCAGACCAGATAACATAAAGACTTTAAACATGTTGCAACGAAGCGGATGGACTGGCAAGACTTACATTGTTATTGATGATGAAGATGTAAGAGCAGACGAGTATTTTGAGCGTTATGGTGACATGGTATTGCAATTCAATAAGAAGGAAATTGCAGACCAAATAGATGATGCCGATACATCAGGTGACCGCAGAGCAATTATTTATGCGCGTCACGCATCACAGCACATGGCAAAAGCACTTGGGTTGGACTATATGTTGCAACTTGATGATGACTATGCAGATTTAAGATACCGCTTTATAAAGAAGGGCGTATTGACCTCGTTTAGAGTTAAGGATTTTGACTCGCTGGCTGAGGCTACGCTGCAATTCTTGGATGATACTAACTCGCTGACAGTAGCGTTCGGTCAAGGCGGAGACATGATTGGTGGGATTAACAGCCCAAACTATAAGCGCGGACTACAACGCAAGGCTATGAATAGTTTTTTTCTGCGTACTGACAAGTATGTGGACTTTAAAGGCAAGATAAATGATGATGTTAATTTGTATGTAGTCTATGGTGCGCAAGGCGAACTTATATTTACCTCGTTTCATGTTAATGTGCTACAAATGGCAACGCAAGCAAATCAAGGCGGTATGACCGAACTCTATTTAGAGGAAGGTACTTATGCCAAAAGTTTCTACTCGGTAATGATGGCACCATCTTGTGTCAAGATTTACCCTATGGGTACTGCAAATAGGCGTTTGCACCATAAAGTAGATTGGCGTTACGCTGTACCAAAGATAATCAATCAAAAATATCGGAAGGCAATAGTATGATTGTAGGAGTAACAGGCGGAGCAGGATTTATTGGCTCATGGATTTGCGAAGAACTTGAAGCGCGAGGACACACGCCGTATGTGTTAGACCACAAAGGTCGCTTGGAACATGGCTTGCTTGGTGATGTACGCGATATGACTATCGTTATGGAAATGGCGGCACATGTAGATGCCATCATCCACTTAGCCGCTGTGCTTGGTACTACCGAGACCATTGATGCGCCACACGCCGCCGCTGAAACTAACATCATGGGTACGCTTAATGTATTTGAAGCCGCATCCCGTTATGACTTACCAATAGTTTTTGCCGCAGTTGGTAATGCCAATATTGCGCGAGGTACTTATTGCATTACTAAATCTTGCGGTGAGCGATTTGTTGCTATGTACCGAGAAGATAGAGGATTAAAGATTACATCTGTGCGACCAATGAACGCGTATGGTCCACGCCAGTCTGCGCCAACACCTTACGGCTCTGCAAAGGTTCGCAAGATTGTGCCATCATTTATTACATCTGCTTTGTCAGGTGATGCAATGCGCCTATATGGTGGCGGTACTCAGTACAGCGACACAGTATGGGTAGGAGATGTTGCTAAAGTATTTGTTACCGCACTTGAAGAAGCGGTAAAGGGAAATGTGCCTAATCATCCAATTGATGTAGGTAACGCAACACCTTACACAGTATTAGATGTGGCACAAGAAATCCAAAAGCACATTCCAAGTGCCGTGATTGATAATGTGCCAATGCGTACAGGCGAACCACATGGTGGTGCTATACAAACTCCTGATGACCTTAAAGCAATTGTTGATGCAGTTGCACAGGTTAATCCTAAGTTAAGTCGCATTGACATCCAAAGAGTTACAAGAGAATTAGGCACAGTCGTATCGGCTGACCCTGATACCTTACGCGCAATTGGTATGGACATTAAAGACTTTAAGCCACTTTCAGAAGGCATTAAATTAACTATTGACTGGTTCAAGGATAACGAAGGTGTTACTTGGAACAAGCCTGTGACTGGTAAGTAATCTATCCATGCCAAATCACAATGCAGCGGTACCCAGTCCTGAACTGGTAGATAAAGAAATACGAGTATTAGAACTACGCCGTGTTGGACTAACATGGAGCCGTATCGCTGAGGAAGTTGGCTACGCTGACCACACAGGTGCTTATGCGGCTTATAAGCGGGCAATAAAGCGCACAATGCAACAGCCCGCGGATGAACTAAGGGCACAAGAATTAGACCGCGTAGACCGCTTACAAGTGGCTATATGGCCTTCTGCTATGAAAGGTGATACTAGGGCTATTCTAACAATCGTTCGTTTAATGGAACGGCGCGCTAAACTAACTGGGTTAGATATGCCAATTAAAATTGAGCAGGATATAACTACATGGGATGGCGGCGATTCAATTGATAGAGCAGTTAGAGACCTTGCCGCATTACTCACCTCACACGATGCAACTGGCACAGGCGAGAGTGCAATGGCAGAACATATCAGCGAGACCAAACCAGTTACCACCGACAACGAGTTGGAGAACTTGGTTAATTCTCTCGGGTCGCGGATGGGGCAAGACTCGGACGGGCGCGGAATGGATAGTTTGGCAAGCGATAACGAAACCGAAAACACGCTGGGCGGTAGTAGCACCAACTAGCGCAGATGTGATTGATACCTGCTTTGAAGGTGAATCAGGCATCATTAGTATCTTGTCGCGTTATGGCATATATGATGAAAATGACTGGAACAAGTCACGCAGTAGTTACATGCTTCCTAATGGAAGTCGCATTAAAGGATTTAGTGCCGAGAAACCTGACCGCTTGCGTGGACCGCAACATCATGGTGCTTGGTGTGATGAGTTAGCGGCTTGGGCTACACCTGAAACATTTGACCAGTTACAATTTGGTTTGCGTTTAGGTGAGAATCCACAAGTTATAGTTACAACAACTCCACGACCAACTAAGATTGTCAAGGAGATATTAAAAGACCCCGAGACAACTATTACTCGCGGTAGCACTTACGAGAACAAAGATAACTTAGCGGCTAGTACGCTTGTTACCTTACAGAATAAGTATGAGAATACTCGGTTAGGTAGACAAGAACTATTTGGTGAAGTCCTTGACGATAATCCCGGGGCTTTATGGACACGCGCTGGCATAGATGCCGCACGAATTAAGATTGATTCACTACCGCCTATGACACGAGTTGTTGTTGGTGTAGACCCCGCTGTAACTAATAACGAGGACAGCGACCATACGGGTATTGTTACTTGCGGAATGACCGCTGATGGACATTATTATGTTTTGGCAGATAACACGATTAAGGCTAGCCCACAAGAATGGGCTACTGTCGCTGTTAATGCTTACGAAAAGCACAAGGCAGACCGCATAGTTGCTGAAACAAACAACGGCGGAGATTTAGTTATCCACTTATTGCAACAAGTTAAACCAACAGTTGCTACAAAGAAGGTTACGGCTACACGCGGTAAGCAATTACGCGCTGAGCCTATTGCGGCTTTATACGAACAAGGGCGCGTACATCATGTAGGTTATTTTGGTGACCTAGAAGATGAGATGTGTGAGTACGAACCCGGGGTTACAACAGATAGCCCTGACAGAATGGACGCGTTAGTGTGGGCGCTAACCGAATTGAGTGAAGGCTCTGCGGCGATAAACTTCCTATCGGCGCTTGCAGTATTTTGCCCTAACTGTAAAATGCCAGCACCACGACAGACCAAGATATGCCCTAGATGTAATACTTCAATTGGAGAAACCCATGCCAGCACAGTCAATAAGTCAGACTCCTGACCCGCTTAACATTACTGTTCGCCAAAACCAAGAGTGGGCAATTAACTTTAGTTACCAAGATGAAAATGGTGCGGCTATCTCATTGGCTGGATATACACCTATTTTGCAATTTCGCACATCTGCGTTGGCTAGAACAACTGTATTGTCATTGACTGTTGGTAGTGGAATTACATTTAATGCGACAACAAAACCACAGGTGCAAATTGATACAGGCATCACAACGCCACCGGGAAAATATGAGTGGGACTTAAAATGCACACCAGCAAATGGTGAAGCAATTTACTTAGGTCGCGGGATTGTGCAAGTAGACGCTGAGGTATCTCGCTAATGGCTGATGAGATAATTGTAACCCCTGTTGTTGCAGACATTATTGTTAGTGCCGCAGGTTCTCGTGGTATCCAAGGAACACAAGGAGTACAAGGCAGACAAGGTACTCAGGGCGTTCAAGGAACAACTGGTATTCAAGGTGCTGTTGGTATTCAAGGCACACAGGGCGTTCAGGGATTGCAGGGTGTTCAGGGAACACAAGGCGTTCAGGGAACTCAAGGTATACAGGGTGCACAAGGCTTGCAAGGAGTACAAGGAACTCAGGGTGTGCAAGGCACTCAGGGAATTACTGGCTCACAAGGAACGCAAGGCGTCCAAGGTGTGCAAGGTCGTACTGGGTCGCAAGGAACAACTGGCACACAAGGATTAACAGGAACCCAAGGCGCGACTGGTGCACAAGGTCTTGTAGGTGCTCAGGGTCAAACTGGCTTACAAGGATTAACTGGTATTCAGGGCGCAATTGGTGCGCAAGGTGCTTTTGGTGCGCAAGGACAAGTTGGTTCACAAGGCGTAACAGGTATCCAAGGTTCCGAAGGTCTGCAAGGATTAATTGGCGCACAGGGAACAATCGGCAGCCAAGGAACACAAGGTTTAACTGGTGTTCAAGGAAGTTTTGGTACACAAGGCACAACAGGTACAGGTTCACAAGGAATCACGGGTAGCCAAGGCGTAAGCGGTATTCAAGGTGTTCAAGGTGTTACAGGCGCAAGCGGTACATCATCATCTATTTTTGAATATAACGCTCGAACCAATTCACAAACCCCACCGCCTAATTCTGGGGATATTAAATGGGATAATGTAGTTCAAATTCTTGCAACAAACATTTATGTATCTCACCTTACAGTTGGAAATGTAGATATAGATGTGTTGTTAGCCAATATTAAAAATGGCGATATTTTCTTTATTCAAGATAAAAATAATTCTGCTAATTATCAAGAATGGCAAGTAAGCGGTACACCTACAACTGTTGCTAATGATTATTGGACTTATCCCGCAACGCTTTTATCATCAGGCGGCGTAGGCACAACAGGTTTCACAAACGGGCATAACATTTCTTTAATTACACAAAGCGTTGGCGTACAAGGTACAACTGGTGCGCAGGGTATTATCGGCGCGCAAGGTACAACAGGATTACAAGGGCTTACAGGCATCCAAGGCGTTGCTGGTAATCAAGGCACGACAGGTAGCCAAGGTGTTCAAGGCACAGTTGGTAGTCAAGGTGCAAGCGGAATTCAAGGTGCAGACGGAGCACAAGGCACAATTGGTTTGCAAGGATTTACTGGTGCACAAGGCGCAAATGGAACACAAGGCATACAAGGACTAACTGGATTACAAGGAACAACTGGTGCAACAGGTTCGCAAGGACTTAATGGCACACAGGGAACAACAGGCGCACAAGGTTTAATCGGATTGCAGGGTACAACTGGCAGTCAAGGAACAAACGGCACACAAGGTACTCAGGGTCTAATTGGCTTACAGGGTGTCACAGGTAGCCAAGGACTTACAGGTATTCAAGGTTCTACAGGTACTCAGGGCTTAACTGGCGCACAAGGTACGACTGGTTCACAAGGAACAACAGGACTTCAAGGAACTACTGGTGGGTTCTCATTTGCGTTAGGTACTGGCGTACAGACTTTCTTAACTACCCCCTCCTCTACTAATTTAGCCACAGCCGTTACAGACGAGACTGGTTCTGGAGCATTAGTATTTGCTAATACTCCTACGCTTGTTACGCCAGTACTAGGTGCTGCAACTGCTACAACAATTAACGCTATGGTTGTTGGACCTGGAGCAGGTGCTATTTCAAGCAACGTTGGCGTAGGTCCTGGAGTTCTTGCTGCTAATACAACTGGTGCTAGCAATGTAGCAATAGGCTCGGCCGCTCTTGCTCTTAATACAATAGGTGATGGCAATGTGGCTATTGGTCTTAACGCAATGGATGCTAATACTACTGGTGCAAGAAATACATCAGTTGGTACTAATTCATTAGGTGCAAACACAACAGGCGCTGATAACACAGCCGTTGGTCATAGAGCATTATTTGAAAACACAATAGGAGTTAACAACATTGCTGTTGGTCGTCTTGCAATGCAAAACAATACTACAGGTAATGATAACACTGCTGTTGGTTATAATGCCCTTGCTGCCAACACAACAGGTATACAAAACGTAGCAATTGGTTCTTATGCTCTAGATGCGAATACAACTGGTTCTAATAACGTTTCTATTGGTGTTAACTCTCTTACTTCTAATACTATTGGATATAATAATACTGGCGTGGGTTTAGGCACATTACAGTCAAATACTACAGGACTTGAAAATGTTGCTGTTGGGTATGCTGCGCTTAATGTAAACACAACTGGACTTCGAAACGTAGCAGTTGGTACTAGCGCTCTTGCTGGAAATACAATAGGTTATGAAAATGTAGCAATTGGACATGTTGCATTAGCAGCAAACACAACAGGTATACAAAACGTAGCCATTGGTTCATACGCACTTGATGCAAATACAATAGGATATGCAAATGTTGCTGTTGGCATAGGCGCGCTAGGTGCAAATACAACAAACGCTGGAGTTACAGCAGTTGGTTTTAATTCCCAAGCATTAAGCACTACGGGAGCAGAAAATAGTTCTTTAGGTTATGGAACTTTACAAAATAATACAGCAGGTTCTGCAAACGTTGCTATAGGTAACTTAGCACTTGGTGCCAATACAACTGGTATTAACAACACAGCAGTTGGCGCATATGCACTTGATGCTAACACTATTGGCTCATACAACGTTGCTATTGGCAGCAACTCTTTAGGTGCTAACACTACTGGTGAAAACAACATAGCAATTGGTGTTAATGCAATGCTTGTCAATACAACTGGTTCAGCCAATACTGCGGTGGGTATCTTTGCTCTTGATGCTAATACTGTTGGCTATAACAATATTGCTGTTGGATATGGCGCTTTAACCACCAACACAACAGGTTATGAAAATACTGCAATTGGAATTAACGCACTTCAACTTAATACAACAGGTTATTGGAATACCGCAGTTGGTGTAGGTGCTTTAGCAAATAACACCGTTGTCGGTAATACCGCTATGGGTCGTATTGCCCTTACATTAAATACTACTGGAGTAGACAACACTGCTATTGGTTTTCAATCAATGTACACCAATACAATTGGTCAAGGAAATACGGCACTTGGTTCTCAAACTTTACAATTAAATACTACTGGAACTAACAACATTGCTATTGGTGCATATGCATTACAAAATAATACTACTGCTACAGATAATACTGCAGTTGGCAAAAGTGCTTTGGCTTCAAATACAATTGGTGTTAACAACGTAGCAATTGGTAATACTGCTTTATATAGCAACACTACTGGTTATACTAACACTGCAGTAGGGTATCAAGCATTGTATGCTAATACTATTGGAATTAACAATGTTGCGCTTGGTACTAATGCATTAAGGTATAATACTATTGGTTCAACTAATGTTGCAATTGGTTCTCCTTCATTGTTTGTTAATACAACTGGTACTGATAACACAGCAGTTGGTTATCAATCACTTAATGGTAATACTACTGGTGTACGAAATACTGCTGTTGGACAAAATGCGCTTGCTGCTAATACAATTGGTGCAAATCTTGTTGCAATTGGTTCAACTGCACTTGCATCAAATACAATTGGTAATAACAATGTTGCTGTTGGACATCAAGCATTACTTTCTAATACTACTGGTTATGAAAATGTTGCTGTTGGAAAAGATGCTCTTGTATACAATACAATAGGTGTCTACAATATTGCTGTTGGTTCATACGCTCTTGATGCTAACACTACTGGACAATATAATACCGCTGTTGGACATAGTGCATTAGGCGCTAACACTACTGGACAATATAATGTGGGTGTTGGTCTTAACTCAGGTAATGCTGTAACAACAGGAAACGGAAACACTTTTGTAGGTAATGATGCTGGTTCTGACATTACAACTGGTGGCAACAATATGTTGCTTGGAAACTCAACTCGTGCCACCTCTGTAACTGTTTCTAATCAAATTACTCTTGGCAACTCGTCTATCGCAACTCTTCGCTGCCAAGTTACATCTATTACTGCGCTATCAGATTCTCGTGATAAGACAAACATTGAATCAATCCCAGTTGGATTAGACTTCATTAACAAGTTACACCCAGTAACATTTACTTGGAATATGCGTGATGGTGGTAAGGTCGGCGTTAAGGATACAGGCTTTATTGCTCAGGAATTGATGGCAGCAGAGGATGAAGCAGAACTTGCTGAGTACTTACAATTGACATACCGCGATAATCCAGAAAAACTAGAAGCAACTCAGGGTAGATTAATCCCTATATTGGTCAAGGCAGTACAAGAACTTTCAGCAAAGGTCGCTGAACTAGAAGCAAAGGTAAACTAATGTCACATACAGACAATGCGGTAAAGACAATCACCAAGGCTATTCCTACAGTAGACCTTGATGGCAATGTAATTAAGTGGGATGTAGAGGTTGAATATTCACTTAATGACTATGTATCTAAGTTCAGCAAAACCGTAGACGTTGAAGCGTCAAAGAAGCCGTCAGATTTTACCAAAATTGAATTATGGGAACTGGTCAATGAAGCCCACCTTGATGCAGTTTATGAATCACAATATGTATCAACACAACTTCCGGTAGAGGCTACCGAAGTTAAAGTTGATGAATTTGATGTAGACTCACTCAAATAATTAGGCGGGAAGGCGTTATGAAAAAGGTACTAATAGCAACACCATCGTATGACGGAAAACTAGATGTTTGGTATGTCAATTCTTTGACCAATACAATCATTCTAGGATTACAAAATGACATAGAATTTCGTGCTGTATTTATGTCTTATGATGCACTCATTCAGCGTTCACGCAATGACCTTTTGGCCATAGCGGTTGAAAATGAATTTGATGGCATTTTATGGATTGACGCAGATATGGAATGGCACCCACAATGGGCTGTTGATTCTGTTTTATCGGGTGAGGATGCTTATGGGTTGCCAGTAATTAAAAAGTCAATTGCTGATGAATCCTATAATGTTAAGTGCAAGCCTGAAAACCTTGTGCTAAATGATGACGGGCTTATTGAAGTTGAATCCATTGGAACAGGTTTTTTGTATATGTCCAAGGATGCATTTATGCACCTATGGGATACAAGTGAGCCTTATATTCACAATGAACAAAACCGCAGATGGGCATTTGAAGTTAAAATTCAAGACAATGACATCATTTCTGAAGATGTTATTGTGTGCCAAAAGTTACGCAAAGGCGGGTTTAAGGTCGTTATTGACCCAACCAAAACCTGTAATCACATTGGCAACTTAAAGTATGTTGGTGATTTTGCTTCATTTATTGAGCGCGTTACCGAACCCACAACATTCCAACATCAGCCGTTGGTCGTAGGTTAGATTTTTTCCAACCTTCTGTTGTCCAATGCTTAAAGTTGTCCAATATCCAGCCGCTTAAACTAAAGTCCTTAATCGGATACCAAGTTTCAGGTTCTTGACAATGATGCTCAATAAACTGTGGCGCGACTTCCGTATAACCGCCATAGGCTAGGTACTCAATTTGTAGGTCATGCTCATCAAGCGTGGCATCTGTCCACTCAAAAGCAATAGTTCCCATCTTGCTGGACAAACCCTTGAATACAGACCATTCCGCACCTTCCACATCTATTTTAATGAGGTCGGGCGTACCGTATTTAAGCGCAAGTGTGTCAATCGTAATTGTTGTCGCTTTGATTGTCCGATAAGGCTTTCCTGCATATGGCATGGATTCGTCCGTTAGCCAGTCAAGGTTGATGGTTGATAGTCCATCCTCATCAGCCTCAAAGAATTCTATGGTCGCATAATCAGAACCGCTAACAGCATATTTAAGCGGGGTTACTTTTTCGTTGTATATGAAATTGCTAACCAATTGACTAAACACTCTAGGGGCTGGTTCTAAGGCTACTACGGTATAGCCTTTAGCAAGCGCGGCAACAGTAAAGTCACCGCGGTTGGCACCAATATCAAAGCAGAGCATTTAATTTCTCCAAGTTATAGTTCACGGCATCACGGTACATTTGATTTAGGTTTAACGCGGACAAAACTTTTAAGCCAGCAAGCGATTCATCCTTACGACCTATCCACCAAGCCGCGATTGAGCGTTGAAACAGCAGGCAATAAGAACCAGCGTATCCAATATTAGCGGGTAATGGTTCAGGCTTAGCATTAGACCAACCTTCACCCATAATTGCCCATGTATAAGATTCCTGCCATTGACCAGCACGCTCAAAGTATTCCGACAACTTAAAGTATGCCTCTGGGCGAGTATCGTCATACGCAACCGCTTGCAATAGGCAGTTAGTTACCGATAGTTCTCTACCTTGTTGGTCATGGAAACATTGTGCCATTCGTAACAAGGATGTGTAACCTTTGGGACTTGTTGGTGGTGCATACTCAACGCAACGCAAGTAAAAAGATACCGCGCTTGCTGTTTGATTATGTAACAAATATTCTTCCGCCACGTCAAAGTTAAGGTCAGAATTAAACGGGTCTTGTGATAATCTTACAATTAGATTAGGCAAATTGTTCATAATTTAGACCTTCCGTTATTAAGTCCTCAACAACAACTTTAGGTACGCGCAATACAAATGCCGCGTTATCTTGGAAGCCAAAACTTAGCAGTAAATCATCACCTTGCTTAGCCGCACCTACGCAGAATTCAACGCGAGCGTCTAAGAAACTAAATGGCTGAGACATACCTGCAAAGTTAAACTCGGTATCCCACATTAAAAGTCGGTGGCGATATATGGCATCCTTTTGGACTAAGTAGTTCTTGAACAGATTAACTTCGTGCGTGATAGCAATATACATATTGCCCCACTTAATCATCTGACTGCCACCGCGCTGGTCGCTAGGCGGGTTAATGGAATGGCGCACAAATAGTTGTTCAGTATCGCCGAGCGGGTCTGCATAGATAAGTTCAGTAGGCAATGACCACTTGATAAAGTGGTAAGGCTTGTCCAATACTGGATACCAATTCTTTTCACAATAGGATTCATCAGGCGCGGGTGCGGCAATGCGTCTGCGGTGGATTTCCTTTACTGTCCAATTGGTCTTGTTAATTTCTACTTGCGAGTATTCCATGCGCCCAACCCCGTTAGTGGTTGTGTCACGGCGAACACCGATTAGGTAGTAGTTGCCATGCCATTGCACCACACGGGCATCTTCAAGACCAACAAACTCCCAAATGGGCTCATGCAATTCAAGCATCTCAACTTTGGCATAGTCGGTCATTTCAAGGTCGGCATTAAGTCGGCATAAGTAGTTTTCAGTTACTAAGCGTTGGTCTTTTTCAGGATGTAAATAAGTTAGCGGACCCCACCTACTTGGGAATCGTTGCTCATTTTCTGCGTGGTACAAGGTGTAATTGACATGGCGTAGATTGACCAATATGTCACCATCATCATCAATGAATACGCTAGGATTCATTAGACCTGTACCGCTGGTTAGTCCGTGGGATATAACTAACGGCGCTAACTTTCCACCGCTTTTAACTGCCTTCTCAACTAAGTTCATAGGAATACAATACCAATAGGAGACACAATGGGTCTGTTTGACAGATTTGCGAAACGCGTTGCAGATGAAATTGTTAAAGCACCAAATCTTCCTGCTGGTGCTGGAACCATGACCATGCAACAGATGATTAGTGCCGCTGGTATTGCACAGACACAATATGGTAGCAATGTCAGTACCGCGCTACCGCGTAACCCACTACTTGCGAGCGTACCTTTTGCTCCGGGTATGCCAATTCTTCCGGGCGCTATTAACCCACTTCGTGCCGATACTGGACGACCTGACCCACGCCGCTACGAATTTCAAGTAGCACAAAACATAAATGTAAGCGATAACCGCCTAGTACCTTTTAAGACATTACGCGCCGTGTCCGACCAGATTGATATTGTGCGCCGTTGTATCGAAGTGCGTAAAGCAAAGATAACTGGTCTTGATTGGGATATTGTCCTAAGCGAAGCCGCAACAGAGCGCATTATTTCTGAATCAGGTGGAAATCATTTACAAGCACTTGCACAAGCGCGTGAAAAATTATCACCCGAGATTGGGCGTATGCGTGCATTTTGGGAAACGCCTGACCCACAAAACGGTTTAGCATTTTGCGACTGGCTCAGCATGGCAATGGAAGAAATTGATGTCCTAGATGCGTGGGCTATATGGCCACAAGTAACTGTAGGTGGGGAAATTAGAGGGTTCCAAATCCTTGATGGCGCAACTATTAAACCTTTACTTGATGACCGCGGTATGCGTCCTGAGCCAAGTATTGGTCCAGCATTTCAACAGATTCTTTTTGGATTCCCGCGTTCAGAATTCAATGCAGGTATAGATGATGAGGATGCAGATGGCGAGTTTACTTCAGATGACCTTGCTTATTTTGTTCGTAACCGCCGTGCTAATAGCGTCTATGGATTAAGTCCAACAGAGCGTTGTTTGCCGCTTGCAGACATTTATTTGCGCCGTCAGCAATGGATTCGTTCAGAGTTTACAGATGGCACAATGCCTAAATCTTATCTAGAATTACCTGCTGATACTTCATTGACACCTGACCAGATTCGCGCATACGAAGATATCTACAATGATGATTTATCAGGACAAACTGCACAGCGTAATCGCCTTCGCATTTTAGTTCCGGGCGGTAAGTTAAACTTTGAAGAAGGTTACTCAGACAAGTTTAGCGATGCAATGGACAACTATTTAGTCTCATCCATTACAGGTCACTTTGGAGTTTTGCCTTCCGAAATTGGATTTAATGGTTCAAGCGGTCTGGGTGCATCTGGTATTCAACAAGGTGAGTCTGAGTCAGGTGAAGCAATTGGAATTATCCCAACCGCTAACTGGGTATCACAAATGATTAGCGCATTGTCATATCGTTTCCTTGGTATGCCACGCGAATTGGAATTCCGTCTTGCACCTAGCGAGCGCACCAACACACAAATGGCGGCGGCACGAGATGATGTTCGCCGTAAGAATGGCGCAATAACACTTAACGAGAACCGCGCAGAACTTGGTTTGCCATTGGTGGAAACACCTGAGGCTGATATGCCAATGCTTGTTGCTGGTAATAGCGTGTTCTTCTTTGGTCCTGATGGCGTGCAACCAGCCGTTGAGCCAGTAGACCCACTTGCAGGATTTGGTTTAGATACACCAGTTGATGCAGAAGCGCCAGCAGAATCAAAACCTACAAAGCCTGAAGATACACCTGAAGCAAAACCAACAGACGCAGAAGAAGAAGTTAAAAAGTTTATTCGTTGGTTACGCAAAGGAAATCCAACACGCGCATTTGAGTTTAAGGCACTAGATGAAACTTATGCTGATGTATTAAACAAGTTTGTTGAGACAAAGGATGTTGATTCAGCACGCTGGTATGCAGAGCATTATCTAGGTATCTAATGAATTTCCCAGAGCAGAAGGCAACAGTTCGACTTATCGCACAACAAGCAACTCGAATCCGTAAGGCGTTCAAACTTGCTATAGATGGTGATGCGATAGCCCGTTCATGGGCTGAAACCCACCCCGCAGGTGGCTCAGTCTCGCCTCAAACGGCTAGAGACTGGGTATTGGCACACGCTGTAACTAATAAAAAGCCAATGCAGGTAGCACTTGCTCGTCTGTATGCTGATGGTTACACATTTGGTACCAAGGTCGCTAAGACCCGCCTGAAAGGTTTAAAGAAGGATGCCAGCGTTGCCGTTGCGGTGGACTGGTCTAATTGGAAACCCGGGTTACCAAGCGCGGCGGCATTAGTAAAACCACGAGGCGGATTACAAGCGTTACTTGATTCTTGTAAGATAAGTATTGCTGATGATGTAATTCATACAAAATTAGACCGCATAGGTACTGCGCTTGCAAAAGGTTTAGAACAAGGCTTTACGCCTAAGGAAACCGCCAAGATGATTGATGTCATTATTGACGACCCACAGCAAGCATTGATAATTGCTCAAACGGAAACAAGTCGCGCAATGTCTGTCGCTTCTCGTAACGCTTATGAAGATGCACAGGTCGAAATGGTCGAATGGCTGGTCGCAGAAGGTTGCGAAGAATGTCAAGACAATGCAGATGCTTCCCCTATAAGTATTGACGATACTTTTCCATCAGGTGACTCAGAGCCACCAGCCCATCCGAATTGTATGTGTGCATTAGCGCCATACTTTGACCCAAATGCAAGTAACGATTCAACCGATTTTCAAGATTAAAAGATACAATAAGTAACCTAACAAGGAGATAAAATGGCTTTCCAGACAATCAATGCAACAGTTGCTACAACAGCAACAGTAATTGCGACCGTGCCTAATTACATTGGTCAAGGACGCGCTATTCAAATTTATAATAATGATTCCGCTTCAATTTTTATTGGCGCATCAAATGTTACTGCAACAGGCGCTACTAAAGGTCGCACATTAGCCGCTGGTGCTAACTATCAAATCTGGGTTAATGGCGGGGATATCATTTACGCTGTTTCATCCGCAGGAACAACCGCTGGCGCAATAGTCGTTCAGTACTCGGCATAAGGAGAAAACAATGGCTATGGATTACGCAACAGGATATGCGCAAATTGTCAAGTATGACAAAAATGATGACGGAACACTCATGGTGTACGGCAAGGCAACAGATGACACACTAGATTTGGATTCACAGATTTGTGACCCTAAGTGGTTAGATGAAGCGATGCCTCGCTGGTTTAAGTCAGGCGGAAACATCCGAGAGATGCATGGTCCATCAGCCGCAGGTATTGCAAAAGAATACGAAGCAAAAGGTGATGGTCATTATATTGGCGTGCATGTTGTAGACCCGCTTGCCGCCAAGAAAGTAGAGACTGGTGTATACCAAGGATTTTCTATTGGCATTAAATCTCCACGCGTTGTCCGCGACTTAAAAGCCGCTAACGGACGCATTGTAGACGGGCAGATAATCGAAGTCAGTTTAGTGGATAGACCCGCCAACCCGTCAGCCAAATTGATTTTGGCTAAAGCAGTTGAAGGCGAATCAAGTTTGGTTCAAGTAGAAGAACTACATGAATACAAAGCACCCCTACCGTCCGTGGTAGCAAAAATGAGCGCGAAAGGTTCAAAGATGGAAACGATTAAGCAGATTACAGAATTGGCTAAGTCTCTGACACCTGATTCTGCAAAGTTCGATAAGGATTTATTTGACAAGGCGCGTAAAGCACTTGCAGACCTTATTGTTGTGGAAGCAAATGAAATGACAACAGAAGGTTCAGATGAGCGCATGAGTATTGCTCATTTAATGGAAGCAGTAAATCATCTACTTGCTTGGTACGAAGGTGAAGAAGCAGAGGGAGAAGTTATGGAAGAAACAATTGAATTAGCCGCTGACTCAGAAACAAAGGCAGATATGCCGGACTGTGCAGATGGCGATTGTGGCAAGTGCGATAAGTGCATGGCCGCAAAAAATGTTGAACAAGATGAAGAAACCGCAACAGATGAAGCATCCAAATCTGCTGATGCAGAGGAAGCACCTGTTGTTGAAGAAGCACCTGCCGCTGAAGATGCGCCTGTTGCTGAAGAAGTTTCTGAGGCTGTTGAAGCCACAGAGGTTACATCTCTTGAAGATGTAGTTGAGAAAGCCGTTAAGAGTGCTATGGAATCGGTCAAGTCGGAGATTGATGCTTTGCGTGCGGATAAAGAGGCCGCAGTAGAGAAGTCAGTAAAACTTGAATCTGACCTAGCAACGGCATTATCTAAATCAGTTGCCGGTGGCCCTAAGCGCACAGCAACTAAAATGTCAGACGAAGCCACAAATGACCTGCTTGTAAAAGCGGCAACATATAAGGCTAAGGCTGACGCAACAACCGACCCAGTTCTCGCTAAGGGATACCGCGCTCTATACAATGATTTCATTGCTAAAGCCAACCCTAAGTCAGAGAACTAATAACACACTTAACGAAAAGGAACTAACCTTATGGCACAAATGCCTAAAGCAAGTGACCTATTCGGTGATGTAGCACCACGCGAAGCAGCAGAACTTCAAGAACAATACCTTGGAGAACTAAATAAGTCTTTCGCTAACGCTTCACATACACCGGGTATGGCTCCACAGGCTGACCCTGTTGCTCAATTGGAATCACTTGTTGCAAACAAGTCACTTTCACCTGATGCAGTTTCAGCACTTAACTCAGCACTAGCAACACAGCGCACTATCTCAGCAGATATTGCTAAGGAAATTACACTTACATCTCCTCTTTCAACATCATTCGCGGCGTTTGACTTGGAAGCACCTGCAAAGTTGCTTACACCTCGTCCAACACCTTTGCGTAACAAGATTGTTCGTAAGAAGGGTGTCGGTACTTCACACCGCATCAAGCGCATTACAGGTTACACAGGTACAGGTACTGGCGGACAAGGAAACATCTGGCCGGGAATTACACAGTTCACTCAGAACGATTTTGCTCCGGGTGCTGGTACTCCACTTCTTTACGAGCGTGGACCACAGATTTCCTACACAGCGGATGACTTAGTTCTTCCGTACAACTCATACTCACTATCTGACCAAGTATCTTTTGATGCTAACTTCTCAGGTATGGGTTACCAAGACCTTCGCCAACTATCATCAACTTCAACTCTATACGCAACAATGCTTATGGAAGAACGCATGATGCTAATGGCTCGCGGTACAGGTTCAGGTTACTCAGGCGCACTTGCTGCACCTGCAACAGTAACTCTAACTTCACCAGTTGCGTCAGGTTCACAAACAGCACTAGCGGCTAACACATACTATGTATATGTAACTGCCGATGCTGGTGCATTTGGACAGTCAGTTGTTTCAACAGTTCAATCTACTGTTGTCGCATCAGGCGATGTTCTACAAATCAATGTTTCAGCAGTAGCAGGTGCTATTGGTTACCGCGTTTATGTTGGAACAGCAACTGGTACAGCAAACTGTACTTACCAAGGTCGCACAACAACTACACAATTTGTAGTACAAGGTGCCGCATCTACACAAACAACTGGCAATACAGCGCCATACACAACAACAGGCGCACTTGCTTCAACAGCGGCATCTGATACATCTGCATACGCAACAGGTTATGACGGAATTCTTCCAACAGTTCTTAACTCAAGCATTTCAGGTGCAATTAACAACATTGCTTCTACATTCTCAACTGCTAACCCAGGTGCAGAATTCCAGCAAGTATTTGGACAACTCTATGATGCTGTAAAGGCTGACCCAGATGAAATCCTACTTAACGGACAAGACCGTAAGCAACTTTCTGACACCATCAAAAATGGTTCAACTGCAAACTATCGTCTAAATCTTTCACAGACTGAGACAGGCGATTATGTCGGCGGTGCTGTTATCGGTGCATTGAACAACGAAATCACAGGCAAGATGGTAAACCTTACAGTTCACCCATGGTTGCCACAAGGCGTTGCTCCTGTACTTTCCTACACATTGCCAATTCCCGATACTGAGGTATCAGATGTATGGGCAAACATTCTTGTGCAGGATTACATGGGTATTCAATGGCCTGTAAACCAATTCTCATACGACTTCTCAACATACTTCCGCGGTACATTTATGTGCTACGCGCCAGCATGGAACGGCGTTGTATCAGGAATTGTCTCTGCATAATGTGTCTTGAATGTGGTTGCCATCAACCTGCCATCACTCATGGCAGAGATGATGTAACAACCGCTGAAATGACTACGCAAGAATAAAACTCAATAGTTCCTGAGCATGAATTAAAAAGGCTCACCACAAAAATGATTCCCTTTCGTCCAACGGCAGGACAACAGCCTTTGAAGTTGTGAATCATAGTTCGAATCTATGGGGGGAAGCGCGTGTCAAAGATTATTGGTCCCAAAGGAATGAAGGAATTAGGCGTAAGTACAAAAACAGGTCAGCGAGTTTTACGGGCTGGCAGAGATGGCATGTTTAATGTTACTGACCCAAAACTTATAAAGAAATTAAAGGCAGAAGGTTTAAGTGAGGCAAGTGCAAGCGGTGTTACAACCGCTAAAGGTTATCCATGCAAAGCGTGTGGGTTTGGTTCCTTTTTCAAAAAATGTTCTAAGTGTGGAGAGATAAATGGCTAACGGATATGGGCAGACTACGCAACTATTGACAATTCCTTACCTTACACTTGAAGAATACAAAGCCGCACCTACGGCGATTGACCTAGACAATCTAGTTTTTGATTCGCAAGACCCTGAGGTTCAAGACAATGAGTTGCGCAATGTTATTGCTCGCGCATCATCTTGGATGGACACATACTGCAACCAAGTACTAGGCGCAACGGTGGAGACGGAACAACAACGCTCCCGTATAAGCACAGATGGTTCTATTAGATTTCACCCACGCTTTAGTCCTATCGTGGCACTTACAGAATTCAATTATGGTTACCCAACAAACATGGCATCTTTAGGCGATTGTTCTATCGCTTGGATTGAGGACCAAGAAATCATTATCCCTAACGCTAACTTAGGTAATTGGACTTCACAAGGACCACTATCTTTTGGTTCATACAATGGTGGACCAAGCAATCAAGTATTCTTAAATTACACTTATGTTGCGGGGTACACAAATACTACGCTTACGGTTGCATCAGCCGTTGGTGCAACTTCAGTTACAGTAGAAAACGGAACAGGTATTATTGCTGGGCAGATACTTTCAATTTATGATGGCATGAATACAGAACTTGTGACAGTAGCAAGCACTTATACTTTTGGTTCTACCACAGTTCCGCTTACTCGCGCTTTGGTTAATGCACACGCAATTGGTTCATCATTTAGCGCATTACCACCTGCCATTAAGCAAGCCGCAATTTTGGTTACAACAGCAATGTTAAAGGTTCGTGGTGATAGTTCTATGACAATGATGGTTACAACTCAGCCAACAATGTCTACACCGGGGTCAGACCGCTTTAGTGATGAAATGAAAATTGCCGCAGATATCCTAAACACTTACGCGAGAATTCGCTAATGACAGTAGGACGCGCCCAAGTAAGGGAAACCTTATACAACTATATTTTGCCACCGCAGGTTGATGGTATTAACCAAGTTTTTACCTCTTTGCCTAAGCGTATTGACTTTCAAGTTAATGCTCTGCCTAGCCAACAAAGTCGCGTAGCCGCTGTCATATTTATTGAATCAGAGACCGAAACTCGTATTGCTCTTGGTGGCTTTAATGGTGCAGACAACGGAATCCATGCAGGATGGAAGCGCGTTGATTACACCGTAGTTATTCAGTTGTTCCAGCACTCATTGTCGCGTAGTGCCGAAGAAGCAATGGATGATTTTGACTATGTTATTGACGCCTTAAAACAACGGTTGCGTTCAAGTCATACCTTTGGAGACCCTGATGGTGTCTTTGTATGGCAAGGCGCAGAACCGCTTATTGATGTTGCTTACGGCGAGCCTATTTCGCAAAAGGGAACAGCAACAGAAACATGGGCATCCATGAGATTTATCGTGACTCAAATGATTCAGGCATAAGGAGAAAAGCATGGCAACATTTACTTATCGAGGTGAGGGTGAACGCGTTTTCCCTAACATTGGAGTAACAGTTAAATCAGGAGACAGTTTTGAGGCACCAAGCGATTTTGATGCGCCTGATGTGATTCAAGTAAAGACAGTAAAGGCAGACACCGCCGTAACTAAGGAGACAGAAGAATGACAGTACAAAATACCGCACGGAGTTACTTAGGTATTGCCAAGGAAACAACCAAGGGAACACCTGTAGCACCAACAGATTACATCCCAGTAAAATCTTCATCATTAAAGCCAGCCGATATGATTGGTGAATTGCTTGCAGATGATATGGCGCAAGGTTCTTTAGTTAAGGACTATGCCTATGTTCAAGGTCGCAGCAACTCAACTTATGATTTTGGTGGACCAGTTTATCCTGACACAATTGGATATGTTCTTGGTGGCGTACTTGGTAGCGTAGCAACATCAGGCGCTTCCGCACCATACACACATGTTATTAGCCTAAAAAATGCAACAGCAACGGGCGCAGATGCACAACCAACAGCATTTACCCTTACAGATTTTTATGCAGCAAATGTTCGCGCATATCCGGGAATCCAATTCAGCGACTTTACAATGAAGTTTACAGCAGACGGATTACTTGATTATGATGCAAAGGGTACTGGTTGGCTATCTGCCGCGGCATCCACACCAACACCTACATTCTCAACAGTATTACCTACACCAGTTTGGCTGGCAACAGTTTCAATTGGTGGCTCTACCGTATCCAATGTTGTTGATGGCGAAATTACAATGTCTCGTCCAGTTACGCCTATCTTTGGTTTGGCTAATACAAAAGACCCATACCAAGTGTTCTTGGGTGCTTTGGAAACTAAGGGCAAAATCAAGTTTGTTATGGAAGCAGACACAGAACTTACTCGTTACCTTACAAACACACAACCAGCAATCACAATGAATTGGTCACAAGGTGCTGGTGCATCAGCAACACAGATTTCATTTACAGTTACAAAGGGTGCTTACACAGCCGCGGTTATTGACCGTTCTAAGGACTTTGTTGAGGTAGATGTAGATGTTCGCGCTATTGCTAACACAACAGATGCAGGTTCATCTGGTGGATATAGCAACATTAAGTGGACACTCCAAAACGCTAAGCCTTCAGGTACTTACCAGTAACCTGAGACAATGTTGGCTGGGGTAGGCCGCCTTCCCCTACCCCAGTTCAACCTAACAACCAACGAAGGCAGATGGAAGGAATCATGTCAAAAGTAATTACACTCCCAAGTGGGGCTACCGCAAAAATGCGCGACCCTGCTACCTTGCTTATGAAAGACCGCAATAAAGTTTTATCTATTGCAAACGAACAAGAAGGAATGATGCAAGCGGTTGCATTACAAAATGGTTTAATTGCCGTAATGGTAGTTGAATGGTCATTTGATTCAATCCCGCCAGCAATTAGAATTACCTCATTGGAAGAATTAACTCCATTGGATTATCAAGCGTTATCTGATGAAGCAATAAAAGCACAAGACTATTTATTTCCTAATGTTACAGAAGGAAATCCAGACGACCCAAAAGCGAGTACCGCAAACTCCAACGCTTAAAAGATGTTCTGCGGGGAAGTTCGCGGCATGAGGATATGGAATATCCAGATGAATTCTGGGAATACTATATTTGCGCAAAAGAGTTTGGTTGGACACCAGAAGAAGTGGATAATCAACCTGTCCGTGTAGTTTCTTGGGTTATAGCAATTCACAATATTGTAGTAGAGGTGGAGAATGAGCGTATCGGATAACCTGCCACAAGTTGTTGCCGCTATTAAAGCGTATGAAATGCAAGTAGATGTTTTGCTTGGTTCAGCCGCCGCAGAAATTGGACAACAACTTGCAGGTACCGCTATGCGACAAATTGAGGGTGACCGCAAATCTGTTGGTTATCCTGCCGTGTCAGGTAAACCGCCAATGAACTACACAGGTGACTTGCGCCGAAGCATTAAAGGGTCAAGCAGTCGGCTTGGATTTGGTGTTTATACCGCACAAGCAGGTGCATATATGGTGTATGCGCGAGCGGTTGAGTTTGGCGGCGCACCTACTTGGACTAACGGACAACATTTCCCTTATATGGAACCTGCCTTAGAACAATTTAAGCGGACAAATACTATTCAAAGAATTATTGCCAAGTATATGAGGAGAGCATAATGAGTGAGATTCCACCACTAAGTGTAAGAGTCACGATTGATGCCTCAGGTGTACAAGCAGGTGTATCAAAAGCAACCGCAGGTCTAAACCAAATCAGTGAGCGTTCAGGTAAATTAACTACCGCATTTGGAAATCTAAAGACAACCATGCTTGGCGTATTTGGCGGTAACATTCTTACATTAGGCGTGATGTCTATTGGTAGAGAATTAAATGCAATGAAGCAAGAAACTATTGACTTGCAAACACAGACCGCTAGATTAAATCAGGCTCTTAATGGCGTAGGTATAACAAGTGCAAAGACACAAAAAGATGTTTATAACACCGCGGATGCTTACTATCAATTAGGTTTTCAAGGCTCAGAAGCAATTTCTGCTATGGGTACATTGGTTACCGCTACTGGTGATGTTTCCCAAGCGACCAAACTTATGGCTATGTCCGCCGACCTTGCGCGATATAAGCACATAGATATGGAAACAGCCGCCAAGATTTTGGCGCGTGGTACACAAGGTTCAGCCAAAGCATTTAAAGAATTAGGTATCACACTAGATACCACCATTCCAAAAAACGAGGCTATTTCTAAAGCCTTTGACCAGTTAAATACAAAAATTGGTGGACAAGCGGTTTCCTACACTAAGACATTTGCTGGTCAAATGGACATTCTAAAAGAAAGACTTGACCAAGTTTTCCAAACTATTGCAGCAAAAGTATTACCTGTATTGTCAGCATTTCTTGGTTACATTATGGCTAATGGTAAGGCGCTTTTGATTTATGGCGGAATTGTTTTATTTACAATTGCTATTGTTAAAACTTACACAGCAACAGTTGCCGCGGTTAAAGCCGTACAACAGGCTTACGCGTTTTGGACATACGCACAAGCGGCATCAACAAATGTATTCCGTTTTGCTGTTTCACAATTATGGGCAACTATGATGGCAAATCCAGTTGGGTTTATTATTGCAGGTGTCATTGCGCTTGGAGTTGCTTTCGTCTGGGCGTGGAACAAGTTTGAAGGTTTCCGCAAAGGTGTTATTAAGGGTATTCAAATTATTGTTAATGCTTTTGGTTATCTTGTTGGAATGGTTGGTACTGCATTAGGCGCATTAGGCAAGATTCCGGGCATGGGCTGGGCTAAAGATGCAGGAAAATCCGTAGATGCACTAGCAAATAAAGTGCGTGACTATAGTAATTCATTGGATGCGCTAGCAAACAAAAAAATTAGCACTCCAAAAATCCCGGGCTTTATTAAACCCGGAGACCCTACTGGTATTAAAGGTAACATTCCCGGTGGAGATGCAACAAAGGGTGGCGGTACTGGTTCACAGACCACACAATTTGTAACGGTGTATGCTTCTAACACTAATGACATCTATAAGAAGTTATCCAAAGCCGCTAAAACTGGCGTACCGATTGGCAGCAAACCATGACATTAACTAACTATACATTTGTCTTTAGAGATTTTGTCATTGGTACAGGTACTTCATATTTGGTTACTAATGTTGAAGGGCTTGGCGGAACAGCGCCGTTGCGTATTCAAGATGACAACCGTGGATACATAGATGGTTCATATACTGGACGCGATTTTTATGATGAGCGTACTGTGTATCTCGATGTCACAGTATTGGGTGATTCCAGTACAACGGCACAAGCAAATTACAAAGCCTTGCAGTTGGCTTTTGCGCCACAACCACTTGGTTACTACACCGACCCATCAGGATTAACGCCTGTCGCAGACCAACTATCAATGTTTAATTTCCGCTTAAATGGCAACACAGGCGATATGCAAATGTATGGGCGCAGTCGTGGTTTGCAAACATCTTTGGATGCTGACTTTGCTTATGGTTACATTAAGACTCGTATCATGATGTCATTCCCTGACCCACGCTATTACACACTAGATGCTACTACTGTTACAGGCACAACTACATCTTTAACAAATAGCGGGTGGGCGATTAGTTGTCCTACTATTAGTTTAACTACCAGCGCGACAAGCGGTGAAATTACAGATGGCACAATTGGTTCACCTAATGATGGTTATACCCACATGTATTTTGCTAACATGGCAGTAAGCAAAAACTTACAAATTGATTTACTATCACGCGTTGTTTATTACGATACTTACCCTGCGCGTAACATTATGACAGCCGCATCAAATGGTTGGTTGCAATTAAATCCTGCAACTGCAAGTGGCGCAACAACGGCTAGTTGGAAAAGCAATATTGGTTCCATGACTACTGTGTATAGAAGTGCTTATATCTAATGGCACAAGCAGAGTTTCGTTATGTAACAACTAACTTATGGCAATCAGGCTCAACAGCCAATCCAATTATTTCAGAGTTGCCTTTTACTGGCGTGAACTTTACTTCTCAACTTAACTCAGTAGGTAGTTTTCAAGGACATGTTCTATTGTCAGGTATTAACTCAGAATCAGCAAATGCTTATGACGGCACAATTCCCGGTAAGACTATTTTGTGGGTTTTGTATACCGACCCTGAAACTTACACAAGCGTACCTGTTTGGTCTGGTGTTATCTGGGCGCGTGAATATGATTCTGCATCTCAAACTTTATCTATTAGTGCGCAAGAAATGATGTCGTTATATGCGCGCCGCCGTATTAGTACGACTAAAGATTATTCAGCCACCAACTATGACCCGTCTTATATCGCGCAACAACTTATGATATATGCGGAAGGTTTAACTCATGGCAAAACTGGTCTAGATACAACTACTTTTGTAGATGCTACGCCATTTGTTACAAAAAAGAAGTATGAAAACTACGAACTAAAATCTGTATATCAAGCGGTTAAAGATTTAGCCGCTGGTTATTTTGACTTTGCAATTAAGCCTATGGTTGTCAGTAGTGTGTTAAAAAACTTTTTGTATATTAAGTATCCATTAGGTACGGCTTATTCAACTACAAATCCCTATGCAACCGTGTTTGAGTTTCCGGGTAATCTTATTGAATATAAGTTCCCTGAGGATGCTTCAAGCGCGGCTAACAAACTTTATGGCTTAGGTTACGGAAACAACACAACGCAGTATGTTGCAACGGCTATTGACGGAAGCAAAATTACAGTCGGCGATTGGCCATTGCTGGAAGATACTGCAAACTACACCGACATTGGTGAGTTGCAACTACTAAAAGATTTAACTTTAGGGCAACTTAATGCAACCAGTTATCCGCCAACAACTATTGAAATTATCATACCGCCTTACATTTCACCTATTTACCCAACTTATCAAATTGGTGACCAAGTACGATTAAGCATTAAAGATGATTATTTTCCAAATGGCATTAACTTTGGTAACAATAGCGACCCATTACGCGTTGTTGCTATTAGCGTAAACCCAGGCGAAAATGGACCAAGCCGTATTACACTTACGCTGATAAGACCACTAGCAGCAGGAACGGTGTCATAATGGCATTTGTAAATCTTCCACCAAACCTACAAGATATTTTTTATAGTATTACAGACCGCATAGCCAAGTTAGAAACTGGTCCAAATCAGGCTTTGTATGTGGCTGAGTCTGCACAAGGCAGTTCTGCACAGGCACTTTACCAAGCACAACAAGCAACAGTAATCGCTTTAAGCGCACAATCAGTCGCCACAACAGCACAAGTTCAAGCAATCAACGCGACCATTGCGGCAAACCAAGCGGCATCACAAGCAACAATTGCACAATCACAAGCGACTATTGCTTCATCGCAAGCAACTGCGGCACAAGTTACTGCTAATGGTAAGAACAAAGTTTATTATTCCACAAGTGGTCCCGGTGCTACCGCTAATACAGTAGGCGATATTTGGTATCAATACGGTTCGTCTGGTACTTATGCCAACAAAGTCATTGCGCAATATTCAGGCGCAGGTGGCACATCTTGGACATCAGTTACAGTATCAGGTTTGGTAATTGCTAACATTGATGCTGGCTCTATTACTACTGGAACGCTAAGCGCAATTACTATTACCGCAGGTTCAGGCGCAAACTCTTTTAATGTTAGTTCGTCTGGTGTTATGTCCGCACAAGGTGCTTATATTAAAGGAAACATTACAGCAGATAGCGGAACTTTTAATGGTTCAATCTACGCTAACACAGGTGCTTTTGGAACATTAAGCGGTAGCACCTTAGTTAATGGTTGGTCTATTGGTGCAACTGGTTTAACAGGCGTAGGAACTGCAACTATTACTGGCGGTCTTATTCAAGGTTCGTCCATTACAGTACCAAACTCAGGTGCATGGAAATTTGCGGTTGATTCAGCAGGAAGTTTGCAAGCGGTAAATGCAAACATCACAGGTACAATTAATGCAAGTGCTGGAACCATTGGTGGATTTACAATTGGTTCAACTTCAATTTATTCAGGTACTTCTTTAGTTATAGAATCATCTGGAAACATTAGCGGTGGCAACTCACAAACGCTTTTCTACGGATATGTCAATATTGGTGGCGGTTCCGTAACGGGCGAACGGTTAATTGTTGCTGGCACATCTGCTCTTAATGGTAATACAGGCGTACTTGGAAACCTTAGTGTTACCAATAGTGCAACATTTGGAGCAGTAACTCAACAATTTGAGTTTTTATCTTCAAGCGGCAATGTGCGCGTTGCTTCAACATACGGCAATTCTGTATCTGGTCGCGCAATGCAAATATCAAGTTCTGGTCTATATGGAACAACGGCATCTACCTTGCGCAAAAAACATGACATTGAATCTTACAAGATTAATTCAAACGCATTGTTAAACTTAGATGTTAAGACATTCAAATACAAACCTGAAATTGACCCTGACCAAACTGTGCAGTATGGATTTATTGCTGAAGATGCTGAAGGACTTGGACTTAATGAGTTAATCCAATATGACTCAACTGGCATACCTGATTACTTTGCTTACGAAAAATTGCCAATCTTTTTGTTACAATTAGTACAAGAACAGGACGCACGATTAAAAGTATTGGAAGGTAACTAATGGAAGAACAACAAGTAGATATACAAGCCGTACTAAAAAACTTACGCGAAATCATTGGAGTGCAAGCCCAAGAGATTGCCGTACTTAAAGCAACACTAGAAACCTTACCGCCTACAACATAACCGAAAGGTGCAACCGTGACTGCACAAAACTGGGCAAGCCTATCTGTATCCGTAATTGCAATTGCATCTGCATTTGCTGGTTCGGTAAGATGGCTTGTTAAGCATTACCTCAATGAATTAAAACCAAACGGCGGGTCAAGTATGCGCGATTCCGTTAATAGACTGGAAGCCCAGATGCAAATTGTTCTGGACTTATTAAATAAAAAATGAGTCAGCGTAACCAATTCCTTATGGCGGCTCGCGCCGAAATAGGCACAGTAGAAGGACCAAAAGATAATGAAACAAAGTATGGTGCTTTTACGAAGGCTAACTTTTTACCTTGGTGTGGTTCCTTTGTTATGTGGTGTGCTAATCAAGTTGGGCTTAAAATTCCTAGTGTGGTGGCAACAGCGGTAGGTGCATCAAAGTTTCAAGGTACTGGCGCATGGTCTAACAATGAAACTGCTAAACCAAAACCCGGCGACTTAGCCTTTTTTGACTTTGCAGAAGGCGGAACTCCTATTGACCATGTTGGCATTGTTGTACGCGATAACGGTGACGGCACAGTAACTACCATTGAAGGCAATACCTCAGGGGATGCCAAGAAATCCGCCAGCGAGCGCAACGGCGGAGAAGTAGTACAAAAGACTCGCGCCTATCGCACAGACAACAAGAAAAAATTAAAAGTATTTATTGTTGGCTTCGGGTCACCGAAGTTCAAAGACTAGGGAGAAAAATGAAACTATCATCAAAGGCTAAAGCCGAAGTCATGTCATACCTTCGTTCAGTAGGCGTTGCGACCATTACAGTTGCGCTTGCACTTGTGGCGGATATGCGACCAGAGTATGCGGTATTGCTTGGTTCAGTAGCGGCTCCAATATTCAAGGCAATTGACCCTACATACAAAGGGTTTGGAATTAACGCAGATAAATAATTAGACACACCTTAATTGCCCCACCTTGCTTAACGGCAGGTGGGGCTTTTTTGTTGTATCCTTTTACCACTCTAACGGAAGGTTGAAAGATGGCACTAGCGGATTCGTTAAAGGAAATGTCCAACAGCGCACCTAAAAATGCGGTGTGTTCAATCTATAAAATTAAACAAGAGATGAAAAAAGAGGACTTAGCCACATTTGAGGCGGTGCTTTATAACCGCGAAGTCAAGGCATCCGTATTGGAACGAGCATTGAAAAAAGAAGGCATTAGTTTGTCGCAAGGCACTATCACGCGACACCGCAACGGATGGTGCAAAACCTGTGGCGCTTAAAGACGCATTAGACGAAGAACAAGGCAACGAAGAAACCGCCGAACTTCGTAAGGCATTAGTCCAGACTCAAAAGCAATTAGCCAAAGCCAAGTTGCGCAATGACGAATTGGTTACAGCCACGCACCGAGGTGCTTATGAGGCTATGTTGGCTTTAGGTAAAATTGCACCAGTACCCGCGCCTAGTGCTGACAAGCGCAAGACTAAACCCGAAGTGGCATTGGTTCATTCAACGGACTGGCAAGGTTCCAAAGTTACATCTAGTTACAACAGCGAGATTATGCGCGAACGAGTCTTACAATTTGGTGACAAAGTTGTTCATCTTACAAAATTGCAACGCGAACATCACCCAGTAAATGAATGTGTGGTTATGTTTGGCGGGGATATGGTTGAAGGTTTATTTAATTACCCAGCGCAATTATGGCAAATTGATAGTAGTTTATTTGGTCAGTTTGTAAATGTATCGCGCCTCTGTGTTGATTTTGTTCGCGTGATGTTGGCTAACTTTGAAAAGGTAACTGTGATTGCTGAATGGGGAAATCATGGTCGCATTGGTGGCAAACGCGCCGAAGTTCCAAAGAGTGACAATGTGGACAGAATGGTCTATGAAATGTCGCGTCAATTATTAGCAAATGAAAAACGACTAACTTGGGAAGATTGTCCAGAGGACATTCAAGAAGTTGCAGTTGGAAACTATCGCGCTTTACTAATGCATGGTGATGAATTAGGTCGTTCAGGATTTGCAAGTCCTGCGGCTTGGATTGCTGGTGCAAATAGATGGAAAGCCGGTGCGCATGATTATGATTTCCATGATATTTATTTAGGTCATTACCATAGACATGCACAGGAACCTATACAAAAACATTACAACATTTATTGGACAGGTTCTACTGAATCAGACAATAGATATGCTCGTGATTCAATGGCGGCATCAGGTATGCCTTCGCAACGCTTGCATTTTGTAGACCCAATAAAAGGTAGAGTCACAGCGCAGTACCAAGTTTGGCTTGATTAGCCAATCCCTGAGCCAAGGTCGCGGACAGAACTGGCTAGATAACTAGCCAATCCCTTCACCGTAGTTATGCGGTTGAGAATGGGAGTCTGTGACTCAGTTGCGCCATGTATCACATTGACGGAAAACTTTTCTAGGCAACTCGTTTTAGAAAAACCAATGTAATTCGCCGAGTAACGATGTTCGGCTCGCTTGGTAGATAACAAGAAAACAAGTCCCCGTATGACGGCTCCGCCTCGGATATCAACCGAGCCCAAGGTTCGACCACCTCGGTAGAAATGGCACCCTATACCCACCAATGGAAAAACGCCGCAATGGTCGAATCACGGCGTTTCCAAGGGGCGAGAAGCCTCTACCCTGCCTAGAGCCTATCAAAGTTATCAAAAAGTTATCTGCGAAACGCCGATAGTGGTTTACATGTCAGCCGCAACAATGGATAGTTGTACTTATCAACCACACGGGGTTGGTACATATCAAGGAGGCAAAAAATGGCTACATCAACATACAAGTACAACGCAGGAGATGCTGCACCGCTTAACGCAAAAGCAAATGGAAGTTACGAAGATTTGTGCTTCGAATGTGGACGCAAACTTGGTGCAAATCCACTTTACATGGAAGTTAATACATCTTGGGAAATCATTACACCAAGTAGTGATGATAAAAACTCGCAAGGTTGTTTCCCAATTGGTTCAACATGTGCAAACAAATTTGCACCAAATCTACTAATAAAGATTGAGGGGTAATTACAAATGACAACATCAACATTTACAATCGAAAACCTAGAAGTTCACGAAGCACCATACGCAAAACGCGGAGAAAAATGGAACGCAGTAGGCACTCGTTCAGGTCGCGCAACAATTAGCGTGTATGTTAATGAGGAATCAATTATGGAAAATCTTATCTATCGCAAGTCACGCCCTACAAAAATCTATCGTGACATTATCAATCAAGTACGCGAGCAAATCCAAGAGGAATATAAGATTGACTTATCTGAATTCGTATGGAATCAAAGAGCATTTTGTTCTTGCGGTTGTTCACCAGCATTTCTTGTTCTATCAGACCGCGGATGGAATATCCGAATCACAGTAAGTGGTCTTGCTAATGTAGCGGATGAGGTTGCAGTAGACCGCGCCGCACAATTTGGAGTAGAATTACAGGAGGCAAACTAAATGGAAACAATTTACTATTCATCAACCGAGACAGCCAAGTTAATTCGTCAGCATCTTAAAATGGTATTTCCAACAGTTAAGTTCTCGGTGCGCAAAACATCAGGTAGTGCAATCACGGTATCGTTTGAAGGCACTCGGTTACTAGGCGAAGCGGTCAATAAACTGGTCAGCAAATATCGCGGATGCGACTTTGACGGCATGACCGATTCCAAAAATTATTTAACTCATGAGGTTAATGGACAAAAAGTATCCTATGGCGCGGACTTTATATTTGTCTACCTTACAGATGTAGAAGCGGCATAGTCATGCAAACATTTTTACCTTACGCATCATTTAAACAATCAGCGCAAGTGCTGGACAACAAGCGACTAGGCAAACAACGCGTGGAAGCGTACCAAGTTATCAGGGCATTATGTGGCGAAAGTAAAGGTTGGGTACATCATCCCGCAACAGTTATGTGGCGCGGATACGAAAACTTCCTATGCAAATATGGCGCGGTCATGTGTATCGAGTGGATGAATCGCGGCTTTAAGGATTCTTTGCTTACACAGTTTTTGGATTATTACGAATTCTTTGATGAGATTAAACCTTGGTGGTATGACTACGAACCATTGCACATTAGTCACCAGTCCAATCTGTATCGCAAAGACCCAGTTCATTATTCCATGTTTGCGGATGCGCCTAGAGACCTACCTTATGTTTGGTGCGAAACGCCCAACACATACCACTTAGGCACAAACCGCGAGGTTGTTTACATCTGAGCAAAAACAATTTACTATAGAACCACGGGCAAGGCGCCCAGTAAGTCAAACGGAAGGCAAACAAATGGCAAGTTTTAATCTTGATGATTACGAGACAGTACATCAGGCATTGGTTAGATTGTACAAAGATTTCCCAGCATCACGCGTACTCACATTTAATACCACCCCCGAAGGTGTATTAGACCGATACGAATTCAGAGCGGAACTATATTTAGACCGTGACGATAACCGCCCAGTTGCTACTGGTTGGGCATACGAGGTTATTGGTTCCACAAATGTAAACAGAACTTCCGCTATGGAAAACTGTGAGACAAGTTCAATTGGACGCGCAATTTCCAACTCGGTGCTGGTATTAACCAAGCCAAATAACAACCGCCCTAGCCGCGAGGAAATGGAAAAAGTCCAGCGCATGAGTAAGCCGCAACATACGCCTGAACAAGAACAACTAGCAATCGAAGCATTTGGTCAGGTGGCGGACATTAAAGATATGGATGAACTAAAGAACTTCTATACAGGTGCGCAACAGGCTGGTTTGTTACATATCAACATTGACGGTAAGACATTATCCACATTAATTTCTAACCACAAGAAACAATTGGAGGCAAACTAATGCACACACAACGCTACTACACTATTCGAACAGTTGTTCGATACGCAGTATGGGTACCGATAGGTTTATATGTTTATCTATCGTTAGTTATTGGATGGGCTAACCTGCTATGAATCATCCAGAAGGTCGCATCCTAGCGATACAACAACAAATGTTTTTTGCACAAATACTTGCTGAAAAAATGGAAACGGAAACCGAAGTCATATTGCGCAAACTAGCCATATCAGGTTTATGTTTAACAATGGATGCAAATGAAATAGCGGTAGATGCCGCCGCAATTATGCCTAATCTTGGTAATTGGAAAGCGCGCTTAAAGGCGGTGCCAAAATGAGTTTGACACCTATGCAGGTAGAAAAACGGTTGGTTGATTTAACCAAAGAAGTTGATGATGCGCATAAAGATTTAGTGTCAGCCGAGCAAAATTACCACACCAGCAAAGCGGCATTAGAAATTGCAATGGCGCGCTCGCGAATGGCGGTCAGCCACCCTGACTTTAAATTAACCAGCGTGCAACGCGAAGACCAAGCACTTATTGAAAATGCGGAACAGCACATGGGATTAGCAATAGCAGAAGCGCAAGTAAAAGGCGCAAGGGCTAACGCTAATAGAATCCGTACGCAGGTAGATATCGCTCGCTCTATCTCAGTATCCGTCCGAGCAAGCATGGAGATTTAATGGATATCCACGCACTACTTAAAACCGCACTTAAGGAAAATGACAAAGCGCGAGAGCGGTCATTACAAACCAAGTTGGGTGCATCGTCCGTATATGGTTGCAAACGACAGGCGTGGAGTATTCTGCGGCAAGTTCCTAAGACAAATCACAACACGGAATCACTTGCGGCAATTATTGGTACTGCCGTACATGCGACTGTGGCAGAGGCTATGAAGAACATTGATGTGTTTGGTGATGATTTCCTAATTGAACAAGGATTTTCTACGCCTGACCTAAAAGGACATTGTGACCTATTCATAAAGTCCACGGGTACAGTTATTGACTGGAAAACCACCACCAAGAAAAACCTAAGCAAATTTCCTACCGAGCAACAAAAGATGCAAGTACAACTATATGGATACCTGATTGAAGAAGCAGGATACCAAGTTAATACTGTGTCATTGGTAGCGATTATTCGTGACGGACAAATGAAAGATACCAAAGTCCACCAAGAACCTTATGACCGCAATAAAGCACTCGAAGGTATTCAATGGATTAAGGACTTACAAAATACTGTTTATGCACCAGCACCTGAACGACCACGGATATTCTGCAAAGACTTTTGCGAGTGGTATGACCCGACAGGTGAGGTTGGATGTCCGTCCAAATAACACGCAGACAAGTTGAATGGGATAGGGCATCATGCAGAGGATTAGATACAAAACTATTTTATCTAATGCGTGGTGAACTAGCCGATGAAGGATTTAGTTATAACTACCTACGCCGTATGTGTTTTGATTGTCCTATCCAAAAAGAATGTTTGCAGATAGGAACATCAATGGAACGCTATGGGTTCTGGGGTGGTCTGGCGGAAGAAGAACGCACCGCAATCTATGAAAGTTCGCGTCACATAAGCGCAGGGCATATTAAAGTCCTGCAACGATTAAAGCGAGACTTACAATTTCAACCTGAGAAATACCAAGAACTACAAGCAATCGTTCATTCAGTTAAGCGAGTCTTTGGTATTTTTGATTTTACAGGAAGGCCAACAAGTGAGTGATGAACCAAGTCAAGGCAAACAAATCCAAGAACTAATGCGTATTTACTTTGAGAACTTTACGGGAGACATAAAGCCAGCGCGACCACAAATGGCAGGTCAGTTAGCAAATATCTTGAAGGAAGTTTCATACGAAAAAATTGCGCCGCTTGTAAAACAAGTTGCCATTGAAGGACAAGTGATTACGCGTAACACTTTGATTCAGGCAGGTAGAAAAGCAACCGCTTTGCCACCAACGCGAGTACCTGACAAGTTTAGGGCTGAGGACTTGGAAAATCGGGATGCGATTCCTATGCCTGATTATGTCCGCGATGCCCTACGCAAGGGCATATTCCAGTCTCCTGAGGCAGATTAGAGACGCGTTTAGCCTGTCGGTGAGGAAATATATTGCTTAAAACCTTACGGCGTGTCTATCAGCCTGTGGTGACCGAAATCATAGTAAGTAATCTATACTTGTAAGGCAAAGGGGGAATTATGACTAGAGTTCTTAATGTTGCGCATCTTCAACTTGGAGACACGCTTGTTGATAATCATGTTCCGTATGTTGTAAATAACATTGAGCAAGACAAATTCTGCTACGACCTGCAACTTCTTGATTCAACTGGCGGTAAGATATCTAAGTGCGTTCCAGCAGACCAACAGGTGATTATCGAATTGTGACAATCGCCTTCTCGGTAGAAGGCAAACCGATTCAGCAGGGGTCAATGCGAGCGTTCAACAATCACATTGTCCACAACAAATCCAAAGACCTGATGGCATGGCGGGCGCAGGTAGGACAGGCGGCACATGTCGCTGGATGCACCCCGATTGAGGGTGCGATTACCATTTCAATGCGGTTCCGCTACCTACGCCCTAAGAGCGTGATTAGAACCCAGCCAACCGTTCCACCAGACCTTGACAAGCAAATCCGTAGCATCCTTGATGCCCTGACTGGTATCGCCTACCAAGACGATTCTCAGGTCATCCACATAACCGCATCCAAGGAATATCAGGGTTCTCAGGGGGTAGATATCGTCATCACAGGGGGATTTGACCACCTATAAAGTTATCAAATTGTTATAAAACTTTTGCCGAATCTGCGTACAGGTCGGTCAAAACAATATAGATTTATCCTTATCAACATACGGGTTGATACAAACTAGGAGGCAATAAAATGGCTACACCAACAACATACGAAGTACCAACAGTTTCAATTGATATGAATGATGCTGCATTTCTTGGTGCGATTCTTGGCACTTATATCTATCAAAACAAAATGGAAAACAACCAACATTTAGTTGATTTGCTAAATCGCATCACTCCAAAGGCAGGTTGCTAATCATGGCTACAAAAAACGGACAAATCAAATCAACATCAAATCAAGATGCATCAGCACTTATTTACGCAGTAGACCAAACACAAGCAATTTTGGAAATGTTGAAGGGAATCAAATAAATGCCTAGAACACAACAACAAAAACTTGCAGATTGTCCTAAATGCAAAGGTGAACAATCAATGATGACATCTGCCCATCTGAAATGGAATGTTCAGGATAAATGGGTGTATCTACAATATTGCCAACTTTGCGGATATGAAACGGATGGTAAATAATGAAATGTCCAAAATGTGGCACCGAGCCGCACACACCTATACAAATTAAGCGCGCCGGCATGTGTCGTTGGTGCGAAAATGAAAAGAAATTAAAGGAGGCAAAATGAATCGGTATGAATTTGATATCAAAGCGGTGCTGGTTGTAAACGCACAAAACATGAACGAGGCAGAAAAATATCTCAAAGAGACCATTGGCGGTGGGGAATTATTTAATATCCAAGTTAATGCAAAGTCAATTCCACAAGGTATCGAATACAGCGGTGGCAAGATTTATGAGATGTACGAGGTGAATTGGAAATGATTACATTCTTACTTATTGGTATCCCAGTATTAACTGGTCTATTCCTAACCGCGCTCATTAAACTGGAAGGTCGAAATCATGAAACTTGGGTGTAAGGAAAACCATTGGAAAATCAAGGATGGTCAATTGGTTCTTGATACGCCCGAAGGACAAGAATCAGTCAAGCACATGGTTAAAGTTTTGGAAGCGCAGATACGCGGCAGGATATATGAGGAAATATGTGCATTTCCGCTAACAGATAATCGCTCGCAGATTATGAAAAACGGGCTGGAAAATTCCTTGTTGGTTGTGCAAGATATATGCGCACAGATAGCGTTAGGAAATAAAAATGCCAGCAACGATTGACGACAATGTAGTGTTCGTGGCAAATTACGCCAGCAAGACCAGCCGTGATGCCGCAGAAAAGGCACTACCCAAGACTGGCAGTATGCGCCGTAGGATTTTTGACTACATCCACGCATCAGGTCACGCAACCGATTTCCAATTAGAAGCGGTACTAAACGGAAAGCACCAAAGTGTGAGTGCCAGCCGCAGGTCGTTAGTCATTGATGGGTTCTTGGCTGATAGCGGAAAGACTATGAAGAACCCTGAGGGTAATGAATGTACTGTGTGGATTGTTGCACCCAAAGATTGGAAGTTATTTTGATGCCGACCTACCAATTCAGGTGTAAGACCGACCAGTCAATGTTGGAAATACAGCAAGGGTTCTATGACAATACAATTCCTAACTGCCCTTTATGTGGAAAAGAAATGAACAAAGTCATTGGCGCAACACCAGTCCACTTTCGTGGTTCAGGTTTCTATAGAACGGACAACAAATGATTTATACATTTATCTGCGACCCAGACGAGTGCGATTCCAGAATTGATTTCTATGTTAAGGATGGATTTGGATTCCCTAACGGAGAGGTTAAAATGACTTGCCCTTGCGGTCAGCCAATGACCTATATTGGTTTGGAAGTGGTCAGCGCATGATTATTGGACTTAGTGGATATGCGCAAGCAGGAAAAGATACTGTCGCGCAAATGCTGGTAGAAGATTATGGGTATACGCGCTTAGGATTTGCTGACATAATCAAGAAGGCTTGTTACTACCTAGACCCAATTATTAGTCTAGACGGGATGCGCTTAGGTCACGCGGTTGATAAGTACGGATGGGATGAAGTCAAACTAATTCCAGAGGTGCGCCGCTTGTTGCAAGTTATGGGTAGCGAAGTCGGGCGCGATTTAATTGACCCGCAAATTTGGATTGAACTTACAATGTTTAATGTCAAGGCTGAGGATAAAATTGTAATCAGCGATGTAAGGTTTCGCAACGAAGCGGAAGAAATTAAGTGGCGGCATGGACAAGTTTGGCGGATAAGTCGTATCCAAAAGGATGCACCTATTAGTATCCATAGGTCAGAGACGGACATGGATTCATGGGATTTTGACCAGTACATCTCAAATAATGGAACAGTTGAAGAATTAAGCGCACTTATTAAGGAGATACTATGGAAAAGGACATAATTAGATGCGATTATTGTGGACATTTAATGTTTCGCCAGCATGTCTCTTGCAGGGCGTGTAGTAAACTAAACCGACAATCAACGAAAGGAATCAGTCATGCTGAAACTAATCTGCGGGGGGAAATCATGGTAGCCGAAATGAAATTGAGGAAACAGGCTTAGCGTTAAGTTCATTCAACGATGCTTAGCAATAGCGGTAATAGCCGTAAGCATTGTTGTTGCTTCACCTGCAATTGCACAGAGTCCAAAAATTGATATCACGA